GGAGTTGGACCCGAAATTCTGTGACGTGATTAAGAAGCGGTATCAGTCAGCTACCGGCATCGAGCCGATCCTGCTGCACCGCAGCGAACTCGCCGTATAAAAAAGGAGGACGCGCGAACGTCCTCCCCTTCGTCCAGGGTATCCCCCGGCTGAGATAGCGGCCCGCCACGCGTGGCATTTTGCAGACATCCGCTATCTCGCATTCCATATTAACGGAAAGCCGAGGGGAACAGCAATGAGAACACCATATGATAAAGACATTTTGTTGCAGCATGAGCTCGAAGTAATGGAAGGAATATTGGAATCAAAGGCGCAGTATCGCAAGATCATAAAGGCCGGCATTGCAAAGTGGGTTAAGGATTTTCAGGATGGCCGGATTGAGATCAAGACTGTGGATGACCTAAAGAAGTTGATCGAAATTGATATTGAGCTGCAGAAGGACGAACTGTGAGTTCCGGACGAACGTCACACTTTTTCCGAGATTAACATTATGAACTTTCCAACCAGCGTTTAGCCATGAATGTGCTTGTGTCCTCGTTGGATGAAGAGTATTTCCCCACCAGGTTCGGTCGGTGTATGCGGAATCTGGGAGGGGACTACCGATTATCGATTCGATCTCAGAATACGATAAATCGACTTTGACTTTTTGCTTTAGAAAATCTTCAAGGGCGGAATATTTACTCATATATTTGACCTCCTAGTTTTTGGCCTTTTTTAATTATACAACAACGTCCCGGGGGTGGTGGTAATGTAATGGCTAGAGCACGTAGTCCTGAACGGGACGAGGCTAAACGAATGTGGCTCGAGAGCGGAGGAACGATGAAGCTTAAGGACATCGCTGCCGCTCTTTCTATTCCGGATAACAAAGTTAGAAAGTGGAAGACTCTGGACAATTGGGATGCAGAGCTCAAAGGGAGCGCTCCACTTGAAGGGAAAGGGAGCGCTCCACGTCGTGGTGCTCCAAAAGGGAACAAAAACGCTGTAGGCAACCGTGGCGGCGCTCCCCCCGGAAATCAAAATGCGAGGGGGAACCGTGGCGGACCTGGCGGGCCGCCGGGTAACAAAAAGGCGGTCACCACCGGCGAATACGAAACGATTTGGTTTGATTCCCTGGAAGAGGACGAGCAGGAACTTCTTGAACAGGTTGATACTGATCCGGTTCAGCAGGCCAACGAAGCCATTTTACTGCTCTCTATCCGGGAACGGCGTATGTTGCAGCGAATACGTCGGCTTATGGAGGGGCTAACTGAGAAACAACGTCGTGTACTATGGGAACTTAAGGGGATTAAGGAAGTAATGACGGTTCATGACGAACGTACAGGTCAAACAAAGACTATTCCGATCACCAAACATCAGCTGGTTGAATCAGAGATCGAGGAGACGGAGTATCGTGCGATCGACGATATTATAAAGCTGGAGGAGGCGCTAACCCGTGTCCAAGACAAGAAGCTGAAGGCGATTGAGTTGAAGAACAAGCTGATCGCGATAGACGAGGAGAAGCAAGTTCGGACGGCCATCCTGCAGATTGAACTCCAGAAACTGCAGGGAGCTGAGGGGGCGACGGCGAGCTGGACGGATGCGTTGAAGGAGATCGCGGAGCGCCGTCGTGCGAGGGTGATTGGCTATGAGCGTTAAGCCATACAATGTTGTCTCTGACCTCATTACCCTCATCGATATTTACTGGGATGACCCCGTGGCATTCATCCAGGATATCTTGATGGCTGAGCCTGATGACTGGCAAGCCGCGGTCCTTTATGACATTGCACATCATCCTTTGGTGAGCGTGCGGTCCGGTCAGGGTGTGGGCAAAACCTCACTTGAAGCCTGGGTGGTTATCTGGTTCCTTTGTTGCCGGCCTAACCCGAAGGTGGTTTGCACCGCACCGACGCGGCAGCAGTTGCATGATGTGCTTTGGGCAGAGGTCGCCAAGTGGCTCGAAGGGTCGATGGTCAAGAATCTGTTGAAATGGACTAAAACCAAGATTTATATGATCGGCCACGAGGAGCGTTGGTTTGCTACGGCACGTACGGCCACCAAGCCTGAAAACATGCAAGGTTTCCATGAGGACTACATGCTGTTCATCGTTGACGAAGCTTCTGGTGTCGCGGATCCGATCATGGAAGCGATCGACGGCACGTTATCTGGTCCGGAAAATAAATTATTGATGTGCGGAAACCCGACTCGAACGAGCGGGTATTTTTATCGCTCGCATCATCAAAACCGGGCAGATTTCAGAACGCACAAGGTTTCTTCCCGGGACAGCAAGCGGACCAATCGCAAGAACATTGAGCGCTTGGAAAAGCAGTACGGAAGGGACAGTGATGTGGTTCGGGTTCGGGTTGATGGGGAGTTTCCCCGCGCGGAACCGGACACCTTCATTCCCTTGGAATTGGCCGAGGCAGCCGCCATGCGTGAAGTGTACATCCGGGCAGACGGGGAGCTTGAAATACCGGATGCGGAGCCTCTTGAAATCGGCGTTGACGTTGCTCGCTTTGGTGACGACGAAACGGTCATTGTGCCGCGAGTCGGCCTACTGGTCCCCCTCATCAAGACGTACACCAAGAAGGACACCATGGAGACTGCCGGATGGGTCATCAACTTGGCCAAGGAGCTGATGTTGAAATACGGGCGCCCGCGTTGCACCGTTAAGATCGACGATGACGGCGTTGGGGGCGGAGTCACCGACCGGATTCGGGAGGTGGTTCGCGAAGAAGGCTTGTTTATCGACGTGATCGATTGCCACAACGGAGGCAAGGCCGACGATCATGATCATTACGATAACTGGGGGACGGAAGCCTGGGCGAACGTCCGAGACTTGCTGCAGGCTGGTGAAATCCAGATTCCGAACGATGAGGACCTGATTGCCCAGCTTTCAACTAGGAAGTACACGGTTACGAGTAAAGGCCGTGTCATTTTGGAATCAAAGAAAGACATGAAAAAGCGGGGCCTCCGATCACCAGACCGGGCGGACGCGCTTGTTTTGGCATTCGCAAAATCCGGACGGGTTATTGATCCGGCTGCGGCCAGCTTGTTGAGAGGAGGGAAAATATATGGCTAAGGTGTGGGACAAGATCAGCGGGGAAATGTCTCGGTTGCGCGGCGGTATTGTAAATTTGCTGAATGGTCTTGGCTGGAGTCTGACAGGCGGCACGATCGGCGGGACGTATAAACTTGATACGACCCGGGTCGATTACGAGTTCGCCCGCCAGCTTTATGACAATACGGCCGAAAATTACAAGCTTGGTGCCGGGTTTGCGAAGAAGATCGTTAACGCGACGGTGGGCTTCATGGGGCTGCCAGAGATCAAGGCTGCGGACGAGACCGCTCAGGAACGTCTGCAGGAGTTCGCGAAGCAGAATCGTAGCCGAATGCAAAGGACTCACTTGAACGCAATCCGGGAAGCGGACTGCTTCGTCTGGCTTACACGAGAGGGTAACAATAACCCTCTGTACCCAGAGGAGCGCAAGCGGATCGTATACAACATCATTCCTCCTGAACAGGTGAAGGGCATAAATCGGGATCCGCTCACGGGAGAGCCGATTGAATACATCTTGGAATCGACCAACGAATGGACGGATGAGACGGGAGCGAAGCGCCGGGCGATCATTAAGCAGCGGATCAGCGCCGAAAGCCGTAAGGTTGAAATCGAGGGAGACAAGCCACCTAATTTGGAAGCGGGTGAAACCACGAATCCATGGGGGTTCATTCCGATTGTCCATTTCCGGAACGAAGCCGATGAAACGATGGCATTCGGAAAATCCGATCTTGAATCCGTCGAGCCCTTTTTTAAGGTTTACCACGACGTTTTCTTGCATGCGATCCAGGGATCGAAAATGCACAGCACACCGCGGTTGAAGCTCAAGCTTAAAGATGTGGCTGCTTTCCTGAGGAATAATTTTGGGGTGAACGATCCTGCTGATTTTGCAAAAAAAGGCGGGGCGATAAACCTTAATGGTCACGAATTAATTCTTCTTCAATCCGAAGAGGACGCTGGTTTCATCGAGGCGAAGTCTGCCACAGGGGATGCAACCGCTTTGTTGGAATTTATTTTTTACTGCATTGTGTCTGCATCGGAGACACCCGAATTCGTTTTCGGCGTCCACACCCCGTCCTCGCTGGCCAGCACGCAGGAACAGATGCCGGTATTTATCCAGAAGATCGAGCGAAAGCGTATGGCCTTTACGGACAGCTGGCAATTGATGTGTCGGATGGTTCTGGCCATGATTTCGCAGGCCGAGAATATCTCATTTTCCACGTATGAGACAGAGCTGATCTGGGAAACGATTGATCCGCGAGATTCGAAGGATGTGGCCACGGAGATTAAAACGATTGTTGAGGCACTCGATAAGGCACTTGCCGGCAGATTTATTTCACTCGAGGCGGCGGTTGATTTCCTTAAAGCCTGGATCAATACGATGCAGGATTATGAGTCCGATGACGAAGAAATCCCGGGAGAGAAAGCCCGAATCGTCCAGACGTCTCTGTTCCTTTCCCGACTTGAGGACGGAGAAGGACTGGATATAGAAAAACGGGAGCTGGAGGTGTAGTCCGTGGCAGAAGAGTTATCCGCGCAGCGCCTCCTGGAACAACTGAAATTGATCGCCGGTCCGTACGCTCACTTTGCCCTGGCCGCACGTAAAAAATATGTGGACCTTCGACTACGCCAAGACCAGGCAGTCCGCAGCATATTCATTCGATCTGCGGACAAAATCGCCAAGGAGATCCGCCGGCTTAAACGTCTGGGTACTGGCAGCGAGATGAACATGCGATACCTGGTCGCGTTACGGAACTCACTGAAGCAGTATGGTATCGGCGAATCACTCACGGAGCTGCT